GACTTACTATGCGTATGAAGACCCCAGAACTGGGGAGATTTATTATTATAAAAGAAAGGGAGTATACAGAAAGAACGGACGTGTTCTTGTTCTAGCAAAAGACTCTGACGGCTCACGAGGGAGATCTAGATGACAATACAGCTAACAGAAACAGCAGCAGCCGAAGCTAAGAAATATCTTGAAGATGCCGAAGAAAAGTATTTAAGGGTGGGCGTTAAAGGAGGAGGTTGCTCTGGTTTTGAATACAGCCTCACGGTAGGCCATGAATATGACGAACAAAAAGAGACGCTATCCCATCAGTATGGCGTAGATGTGATTGTAGATAAGAAAAGTGCTCTCTATCTAGAAGGCACTACACTGGATTATTATTCTGATATTTCTAAACGTGGCTTCAAATTTGATAATCCTAATGCAGTAAAAAGCTGCGGGTGTGGAAGTAGTTTTCAAGCGTAATTTTATAAGGAGAAAAGAAATGGCTAATATTGGAGACTGGCTACAAAGAACCGAGAAACCTCTTGAAGGCAAAGAGGCCTTTGACTGACACGATTTTTCTGTTGCGCAGGTTGCGCACATTGATGAAGAGGGCGTTCACGTAGAATTTGCCTGCAACTGTATGACATTTGATGGTAGTAGCACTAAGATGTGGTATAATGGTGAGTATGAGGTTCTTAACGACAAGTCCTACGAGGCTTGCAAGGTGGCACACGATGCCCAGTGTGCATTTGATAGAGAATTAGAAGTCTCTATATAAAGCTTTTTACGAGGGAGACAGACCAATGAATAGCAAATTAATTGTTTTTCTTTTATTGTTAAATTTAGTTACTACCTTAGTTGTGGGATATACAGTATACACAAATGTCTCCAAAGAGTATAATATAACAGTAGAGGCTTCCTCTTTTCCGGAAGGTCCTGAAGACTTTGAAGATAAAGAATTTGAAACAAATGTGTATAACGCACTTTCAAACCTAATGATGGGGCAGAATTATCTCAACACTGGACTTTTAAGAATTCATCACTATGTAGAACCACATGCAGGTAAATTTTATGAAAATTGTCCTGAGTGTGAACTAGAAAAACAACAAATCCTGAAGGAAGAAAAAGACGGCTTTACTTCCAACACGAAAGGATCGTAATGGATATGCAAGGTGTAGCCAGAATACTTCTTGTTTCTTTTTTCTGTGGAATTTTTCTATGGGATATGGGAGTGATGCTTTTGTCTAAAGATCCAAGCTATTCAATCAGTTGGGCTTTGTATTCGATATCTTGTCAGCATCCCATTATAGCCTTTGCATTCGGTCTTTTATGTGGTCATGTTTTTTGGCCCCTTAAGTCGTGAGAAATATATGATTAAAGTGGGAATTGTCGGCTACGGGACAATAGGAAAACGCGTAGCAGACGCCGTATTACTACAGGATGATATGGAGCTAGTGGGTATTACTGCAAACACCCATAACTATAAAATAAAAGCCGCTAAGAAAAAAAACATTCCAGTATTTCCAATAGAAGAATTACACCACCTTCTCGACAAAATTGACGTAGTTGTGGACTGCACCCCCAAGGGAATTGGAGCAAGCAATAAAATCCTATATGAAGACATGGGTATAAAGGCCGTGTTTCAGGGGGGAGAAAAGCCCGATATAGGAGCTAGCTTTGTAGCACAATGCAATTATGCTGAGGTTGCCTGCTCTAAATTTCTTCGTGTGGTCAGTTGTAACACAACAGGTCTGTGCAGAACATTAAAATCTTTGGATGATAATTATTACATAGATAAAGTGCATGCCACGATGATTAGAAGGGCCGCTGATCCTTGGGACATATACCACGGACCCATCAATGCTCTTGTTCCACACTTGGTGGTTCCGTCACACCACGGACCGGACGTAAGAACGGTGATTCCTCACTTGGAGATATTTACTACCTCCATATCTGTTCCCACCACGCTAATGCACATGCACAGCATTGCGGTCGATCTTCACATTGCACCCACCGTTGAAGAAGTTATAAGCCTGTTCAAGAACACAACGAGGGTACGCGTCGTGCATAACGATGACGGTATAAGATCAACAGCAGAGATCATGGAATACGCCAAAGACCTTGGTAGGGAGAGAGGGGACATGCCAGAAGTTTGCGTGTGGAGCGACACCATTGGAGTATGGGGCAACAAATTGATGTACATACAGGCGATCCATCAGGAAAGCGACGTTGTTCCAGAAAATATTGACGCTATAAGGGCACTGTCCAACTTGGGGCCAGCCCACGAAAGCATCAGGAAAACTAATATAAGCATGAATATTGATTAAATATATGGTACGAAAAAAAAGAACTAAATTGCAGCCCACAGCACTGAGAAAAAAAAGACTTAGAGCAAAAACAAAAAATCAGTCTGACTATATTACAGCTATAAACAATTCAGACGTGACCTTCTGTTCAGGACCGGCAGGGTCGGGGAAAACTAGCGTTTCTGTTGGCTTGGCTTGCGAATATCTTCTGCAAGAAAAAATTAAAAAAATTATTATAACAAGACCCGTAGTCGAATCCGGCAAAGGCCTTGGGTATCTGCCCGGAACCCTGATCGAAAAGATTAACCCGTATCTAATTCCCGTAATAGAAGAGATGAATATGTATTTAACGGCTCCCAATGTAGAATATTACAGGGAGGCTGGAAGGATTGAGCTTTGTCCTCTTGAATATATGAGAGGAAGGAATTTTCACGAGAGCTTCATGATCTTGGACGAGGCTCAAAACGCAACCTTCGAGCAAATAAAAATGTTCATTACGAGACTGGGAAGGAAGTCAAAGGCAGTGATTAACGGAGACCTTAGACAGTCGGATCTGGGCTCCTACAGTGGAGGGCTATTGACTTGCATGAACAAATTAAAAGAAATAGAGGGAGTGTCTCTGTGTCAATTAACATATTCTGACATCGTAAGAAGCAATGTTATCGCAAAAATCCTAGAAAAACTTAACGAAGATAGCGACTTTGATGGTAAAATATTGTAGCGGATTACAGATTATAGGTGATTAAAATGCCAGAGTATTCCTATTGTTGTGGAAGCTGCACCCACAAATGGTCAATTTTTTCCTCCTTTGCTAAGTACAAAGAAAAAAGAAAGTGCCCAAGGTGCAAAAAAATAAAAGATGTTCATAGAGATTACTCTGAGGACAATGTGCATGGGTCTGTTACCTTGTCTTTGTCTGAAGTAAAAACACTAGGGCACTACGCAGACAAACAAACCAAACAGTACGGAAAGTGGAAGTGCGAAGACATGGCTAATGATTTTAAAACGAAAAAGGTTGAGAGTGGCAGAGAACTTCCTGCTGGAATGAGCAGAATGGAAAAGCCTGACGAGGCTCCAATTTGGCCCGGAAGCGACCAAAAGAAAAGAAAATCTAGGAGAAAGAATAAATGAATAACTTTAAGATACACAAGGACAGGGGCGTGCAAAAGTCCGTTCAGGAAGAGGCTAAGGGACATGAGACTCTTTTTTATACGCTCTTTGGAAAGCATGACTGGCTAGATGACGAGGGCTTTCCTCGTGTCAACGAAGAGGGAATAAATACATACGCCAAGTCCGTGACTGGCACAGAGAGAACTAAATTTTTTGTGAAGAGAGGGAGACATGGGAAGCTCTACAATCCCATCGGCTTGTATAGCGAAGGAAATGTAAACAAACAGCTACGACATGCTGGCAAACCAGAGTGGGAATTCAGGGAAGCAGAAGAAAAGACTTTTAATTTTTATATTCAATTCTTAAAGACTAAAAATAGCGCTTGGTTAAGCAACGCAGAAAGGGTATAGCACAATGGGTAAGCTGTCCAAAGCAAAGAAAATGACTGACGTAGAAAGATATTGCATACAAGGAATGTATTGGAACGAAATGGGCTCCGAAGACATCTCGAAGGTTCTTGAAAGAGACCTTGAAGAAGTCAAAAAGTATATAGTAAAGCTAGAAAGAGAGAATGATACTTCAATTATACATGAAACAGGGGGAGGAAACAAAGGAGTAGCAGTCATGACATCGGCTGGTTCGCAAAAAGTAGATGACTCCAGAAAAGTTCCGGTCGCTCCTCGAAATCAGTCTAATATCATCCACTCTATTCATGACTAAGAAAAGAAGTGAGAAAAGCCAATATCCCTCCCGCTACTCTCCGGGGGGATGGGTCTCTGCGCCGCAGTATATTACTGAGCTGATTTGTGAGAAGAAGGCTCAGAAAGACCAAAAAGAGCTTCCAATAAAGTTTTGGGAAATCAAGGAGTGGCGTAATTACTATAGATATCAAATTACGTTAGCTAATAAGCTTCTCAAGGAATTTTCAGCAGAAGCCGTAATAGCTGCGCTAAAAGATAAACGATGTTGGAAAACATATTCTCTTCGCGCCCCTATGCTACGCAGCATAATTGAAGAGAAGGATAGTGGTTTTTCAAGTAGGGAATCTGAAACTACCTATGATGTAACCAACAAAAAAGATGTCAAGCACAAAAGTGGCAATGCCCAAAAGTCCATTATATCAAAATTAAGAGATCTCGATGAATAAGGACATTATCAAAGAATATGGAAACGTCCTTCATGATCCTGCAATAATAACCGACCGTCCCCTAAAAACCCTCTCTGTCAGCCCCAAAATAGACATCGCCCTTGGCGGAGGAGTGCCAGAGGGATCTCTGTTTATTATGACGGGGCCAGAAAAGGTTGGAAAAACTGTAACCGCCTTGACTTTTTGTGCTAACGCTCAAGAGCATGAGAGGCCCATATATTACGCCAACATAGAAGGAAGGTTGCGAAAGAGAGACCTAGAAGGAATCGAGGGGCTTGACCTTGATCCTAAAATAATGCAAATCATTTCCTCAACGGAGGGAAATATCCTGTCGGCAGAAAAATACCTTAGCATTGTAGACAACATAGTTCACACAAAGCCCGGCTCTATCGCAGTTATAGATTCTTTTTCGGCGCTTTCTAGCGAGTCAGAACTAACTGGAAATCTTGAAGACGTGCAGGTCATGAGCGTACAGAAGGTTCTTGCCAAATTTTGCCGCAGAATATCTAATGCCCTTCCCATCAATAGGGTAACAGTCGTGGGGGTGACACATCTGATGGCAAATATACAAAAGTTTGGGAGAGGAAAGTCTAAGATTGAGAAGTCAGGAAGTGCATTGAAATACCAAGTTGACGTTAAGCTGCATGCTACGCATTCGCAACCCATTATGCGAGGCGATTCACAAATAGGACAAACCGTAAACTGGCAGGTCGTCACTTCTGCTATCGGGGCTCCGGGCCAAAAGGTTGCAAGCCACATTAAGTATGGTCGGGGGATTTGGAAAGAAATGGAACTTGCGGATCTCATGGTTGATTTTGGGCTTGTCGTCAAATCTGGGTCTTGGCTTAAGCTCCCTAACGATGAAAAGATTCAGGGAAAAGTAAATCTTGCAGCCTACCTAGAGGAAAACCCTAAAGAATATAAATCGTTTGAAAAAGAAATATTTACTATGGTTGGGATTGACAAGTGAAGGTTAGAGACCTAAATAATGAAGTTCACAATTGGAAGCTACAAGGCTATGTAACCAAAGCCAACGACAGCAGACCCCGGTCGAAGCTTCATTTGAGAGCACGAGAGTTGCTTATAGAAATGTTCCCTACGGTGCAGATCCTAGAGGAAGTTCCTGTTTCGATAACCAGATCGGAGAAAGTCTTTTTTGATTTTTATATCAATACATTCAAGCTAGCAATTGAAGTTCACGGACAACAACACTATAAATTCAATCCTCTCTTTCACACTTCCGCGCAGGATTTTAGCAGCCAACGAAAAAGAGACGCTCGCAAAAAGGAATGGTGCGAGTATAATAA